TAGAAAGGATGCAACAACAAGCAGAATTAAAACTAATGGAGTTACAATCAAAACTTAAAGGTAATTAATATGACAACATCTTACATAAAAGAGAAAGTTCAAGAACTTAAAGCTCAAAAAAAAATTGATAGAGCAAATGAAGAAGCAGAAAGACTTGCAAAAGAAGAAGCATTAGCAGAAAGAAAAAAACTTTCTGATGAAAGAATTGCAATGAAACAAGCTGCAATAGATTCAGGAGAAGTATTTATTAATACATCCACTCCTGTTGTTGAAGAAAAAACTAAAAAAGTTGTCAAAGAAACAACCAAAGAAGTTAAAAAAGCTGAAAAGAAAACAACTAAGCCAAAAAAAGCAGTAAAAAAAGCAGTCACAAAGGTCGCACCAAAGAAAAAAGGTAGACCAAAAGGTTCTAAAAATAAAAAATAGGAGAAATTATGCCAAAAGTAAGTGGAAAACATTATGATTACAGCCCAAAGGGTATTGCGATGGCAAAAAACGCTGCTAAGAAAAAAGGCGTTAAAGTCCAGTATAAAGCCAAGGGTGGTGGAGTTAAGGTTGTTAAGTGCAGAGGTGGTGGAGCAGCTACTCAGGGTCTTGAATTTAAAATGAGAAGCTAATGGATGTAGATTTTCTTGATAAATTGCAAAAAGAGATCGATCTTAAAATCGAAGCAATTAAAGAAACATATATGGGTGGTGGATTAAATGACATGGAACACCACAAATACTTGCAAGGACAACTGGAAGCGTTGTATTATGTACAAGATTTTATAAAAAATTACTTTAAGGCAAACAATGACTAAAAAAACAGTAGAATTATCCTCAGCTTATGTAGAACCTGATGAGGTTGTATTAGACCCAAGCAAGCTAGATGATTCTGTTTTAGATCGTATGCCTCAACCTACTGGTTGGAAAATCTTGGTACTGCCTTATCGTGGTAAGGGAGTTACAAAAGGAGGAATCCTTCTCACAAAAGAATCACAAGACAAGGAACAACTGGCAACAGTTGTGGCTTATGTGGTGAAATGTGGACCTCTTTGTTATAGTGGAGAAAAATATGGAGCACCATGGTGTCACGAAAAACAATGGGTTCTCATTGGTCGTTACGCAGGTGCTAGGTTTAAATTAGATGATGGTGCAGAAGTCAGAATAATAAACGATGACGAAGTTATTGCGACAATTTCTAATCCTGATGATATAGTGAGTTTATAAATGGTAGAAAATAAAACAGAACAAGTTGCATCTGAAGAACTAGACATTGAAATAGTTGAGGAAGCAACAGATAAAAATGAAGCCCAAGCAGTAGTTCAATCTGACGATGAATTAGATGAATACACAAAAGGTGTTTCTAAAAGAGTAAACAAACTTACTCAAAGAGCAAAAGAAGCTGAACAAAGAGCACAGTATCTTGAGCAAGTAGCAGCTCAAAAAGATGCTGAAATTAATGCCTTGCGTACACATACCAATGAACTTGGTGCACAAACCTTGCTTGCAGAAGAACAATCCATTGATGCTAAAGAACAACAAGCCAATGAATTGTACAAAAAAGCTGTTGAGTCAGGTGATGCAGAGCTTATGTCTAAAGCAGACACTCTAAAAAGTGATCTTTCTATACAAAAAGAAAAATTACGCATGGCTAAAAATAGAAAACAAGAGCCACAAGAAACACAGCAAGTACAACAACAAGCTCAACAACAAGTTCAACAACAGCCTGATGTACAGCCTACTAGAGAGGCTTTAAATTGGGCAAGTAAAAATACTTGGTATGGAGATCAATCCAACCAAGAAAGTGTTGAAGCAACCCAATTTGCGTATTTTACTCATTTTAATTTAGTCAACGAAGGCTTTGAAGCTGATTCAGATGACTACTATAGTGAGTTAAACAAAAGAGTTTTTAAAGTTTATCCTTCATTGGATAACAATGAAAAAGCCGAAGCAAAAGATGATAGACCCTCTGTGCAAAGAGTCGCATCTGCTTCTGTAGGAAGTCGGCAAAAAACACAAGCTAAAAAGAAAGGCGTGACTTTTTCTAAGTCCGAAGTAGATCGCCTCAGAGGGTTAAAACCTTACAACATGTCAGAAGATGACTGGTTGAAAAGAGTAGCCCAAGAGAAACAAAAAATTTCACAAAGAGAGGTAATTTAATGAAAGATGAAAAGAATTTAGACATGACTAGAACTGTTCGTGATTCCGAGACACACGATAAAGAGGCTCGTAGAAAACCATGGAGACCTGTCAGAAAACTTGAAACTCCTCCTCCACCTGAAGGCTATGAATACAGGTGGATCAGAGAAGCAACTTTGGGTCAAGAAGATGCAAATAACATGAGTTATAGACTGAGGGAAGGTTGGGAACTTGTACAAGGTTCTGAGCTACCTGAAGGTTGGCATTTTCCTACACACGAAAAAGGTAAGATGGCAGGCGTAATACATAACGAGGGTCTTGTTTTAGCAAAAATGCCCATAGAAACTATCAAAGAGCGTAGATCACATTACGAAGAGAAAAATGCTTTAGCAAATGAAGCGTTGGACAACACAATGTTTAATGACTCTGCCAAAGATAATCGCTATGTTAGGTATGATTCTAAACGAGAGTCTCAGGTTACTTTTGGACAAAAAAAGTAATTTAATAACAGGAAACTAAATTATGGCAAATAAAAATGCTCCATTTGGACTAAAACCTGTTCGTATGATGAGTGGTGCACCTTATTCAGGTGGACAATCAAGATACAGAATCGCTAGTGGTGCGACTACCCCAATTTATCAAGGAGACTTGGTTACTCAGCTAACAGCAGGAGTATTGGGCAGACACGCCGCTACTGGAACTGTACCTATCATTGGAGTTTTCAATGGCGTAAGCTATACAAACTCTGAGGGCGAGCAGATTTTTAGTAACTATTATGCAGGAAGTATTACTTCCTCTGATATTATGGCTCATGTGATAGATCACCCTAATGTTGTTTTTGAAGTACAATGCAATGCAGCTTTTCCAGTTGCAGACTTGTTCGGAAATTTCGACATTGTTGATGGATCACCTGTGGGCGACACGAAGTCAGGAAGATCAAACACTGAATGTGCAGTTAGTACTGGTAACACCACTGCTACACTACCACTGAAAGTCTTAGATATTTCTGAAGACCCTGATAACTCGGATGTAGGTTCGACTGACACTAATGTTCTATGTGTGATTCAAAATCATATATGTGGACAAAAAAGTGCAGGTTTAGCATAAGGATATAAATTATGGCAATTTCAAGAGCACAATTAGCGAAGGAACTTGAACCCGGTCTGAACAGTTTATTTGGACTTGAGTACGATCAGTACCAACAAGAATATACTGAAATTTTTTCTATCGAAGACTCTCAAAAGGCTTTCGAGGAAGAAGTATTGGTTATGGGTTTTGGTTCAGCACCAACTAAGTCTGAAGGTCAAGGAGTTGTTTTTGACAATTCTTCTGAAAGTTATACAGCAAGATATACGCATGACACGATTGCGTTAGCTTTTGCACTAACAGAAGAAGCAGTTGAAGATAACCTCTACGATTCTTTAGGAAAAAGATATACAAAAGCACTAGCACGATCAATGGCTAACACCAAAGAAGTCAAAGGTGCCAATGTACTCAATAACGCATTTTCTACCAGTTTTACTGGTGGTGATGGAAAACCTTTAATCGCTACAGATCACCCACTTGCAGGTGGTGGAACTGCTGCGAATAGAGCGACTTCTATGGCTGACCTCAATGAAACTTCATTGGAAGATGCACTTATTGACATCTCAACATTTACAGACGATAGAGGTCTAACAATCTCTGTTAATGCTTCAAAACTTGTGGTTCCACCACAGTTAGTTTTTGTTGCTGACAGAATATTGAACAGCACTCTAAGACCAGGTACATCAGATAATGATATTAACGCTATCCAAAACACAGGTGTTTTACCGGGTGGTTATACAGTTAATCATTACTTGACTGATCCTGATGCTTTCTTCTTGCTTACATCTGTTACAGATCAAGGCGAGGGTCTAAAAATGTTCCAAAGAACAGGCATGGAGACTAACATGGAACCTGATTTCTCTACTGGTAACATTCGTTACAAAGCTAGAGAAAGATACAGCTTCGGTTTTTCAAACTGGCGTGGTATTTATGGTTCACAAGGAGCTTAATTGAACGATTTGTAATAGCGTTTATTACTCAACTATTACTTAAAAAGGGCTCAAAAGAGCCCTTTTTTTTCGACTTTTTTTAAATAATACGACATATCAGTGACTTACAATATGTAATATATGTGTAAAAAGTTGTACATTTATGTAAAAAGATGTATATTACTTATATGGGAAATAAATTAAATAACAAAAAAGGAG